CAAACGGCTTTTCACCAACATTAGCATTACTTCAATGAATAGCACCAAACGCGACTACGGTCAGATCCGTCCCGTACCCGTCTCCGACGGCCTGATCCATACCTTGCAACAACAGATCATTGAACCGCCCGATCGTCCCCGCGTCCCAGTGATCGCCCCCGGCGCCCGGGTACGCGTCACAGGCGGTCACTTCCAGGATCAAGTCGGCATCTGCGCCTGGTCCAGCGCGAAACGTGTCGCCCTGCTCCTGCAGGTCATGTCCGGCCAGGTCGAATGTTCGTTCGATCGTACCAGCGTTGAATTGGCAGACTAAGCCCCGTGGAACCCGAGCGCGAACCCAGCACGATGATCGGCGCAGCTGCGCATCTCAGCGACACCCTGGTGCACGCGCTGCCAAGTTCATTTATCATGCTCGTGCTGCTGAATATCGCGTTCCTTACGGTCGTGTTATGGTTTGAAGGGCACAATATGGATCAGCGGCTCAAAATCTTCGACACCGTGCTGAGCGCCTGCATCGCCGGCCCGCTGCATCCTCATCCATAAGTTAACGGAACTCACCCAATGCTACGTCGGAGGCCGCCGCCAGACAGCAAATCAAAAATCACTGATACCAACGTTGTCCAAATTACCACTGGCTTCACAGGTGGGAAGCCAAAGCCTCCATCCCCCTGGAAGCCCGGTCAGTCTGGTAATCCCAGCGGGAAACCCAAAGGCATCGCCGAGATCAATGCCATCGCCCGCACTTACTGCCCCGAGGCGATGGAGCTGCTGGCCAAGTGGATGCGCAGCACGGATCCCAAGGTCTCCGTCCCTAGCATCATCGCCATGCTGAACCGCGGTCTGGGCATGCCGATGCAAGCCACCGAAGTCACCGGCAAGGACGGAACCCCACTCGCCCCACCCAGCCTGACAGTCAGCTTTGTCGCCGCCCCGAAGCCCCCACCAGAACAGGTCACCACCATCGATGCCCAAGAAGCCCTCGAAGCCGATCCGGCGTAAGCCCCGTTGAGGTTCGACGATATCTCCGATTTGGAGATCCAACGCGGCGCGCTCAGCGTCTATTGTCCACACGAGCAGCGCCATCTCTTCGTCCGCCCCACGGACGTGATCACTCTCGGCCCATACGCCTGGTCGCTCTTCGAACTGGATCGCAGCCAGGAGGCTGAGCTCGTCGATCGGGCACGGCGACTGGAGTTGCTACTGATCGAGCGGGGTAGGTAGGGGGCGACGCGGGGACCGTCCATCATTGGGTGACAACGAACGTCTGGTCCCTGCGTCGCCGTGCTCTGACAATTGCGCCCTGGGTGACACGTCGGATGTGGTCAGAGCAGATCCAGGATAACACGGGGTGGCGGCACCGGGACACTGATCTTCTGGTTGACAATCAGAAATGCGGTCCCGATGTCGCCTGCTCCAGCGAGACGGTCTTTGGAGGTCACACCCGATCAGGCCGGAGCGATGTAAGGATAGCAGGAAAGACGACGCGGGGACAGGTGTATCCTGGTTGACAAACGATGGATGGTCCCCGCGTCGCCGTGCTCTGACACGCGCACCCTGGATGACAACGATCCATTGGTCAGAACACCCAGCAAGTTAGCAGAGGGTGCCATGCCTATCCAGGTGTTCAATGCTTACGTCGATGTCTGGCTAGCCATTTGGAGCCTGCAGCTCACTCTGGCCATGGCTCTGATGCCTAGGGATCTTCCGGCCCCGCCGTCGAACGTGCTCGAGTTCCGCGCGCCGAGAACCCGGGCCGGGTGAGGCAGCGGGGGCATCCTCCCCCACATTGTGATGGGAGCTGTCCTCTCGGGGGAGGGTGCTCACTGATCGACTGGTGCTACCTCTGGCGCATTACCTTCCTCGTCCACGGGACGATTGCAACCATCGTCTACGTTCTGGTGACCTACTAACATTATCATTGAGAATTGAACGCTTTTGTTAGTGCCGGCGAACTAGGTGAAATTGCTAACCAAACCCCCTAGTTCAGCTTCTAACAATCTAACGGGAATCACTGAGAAAATGCCCCCACGCTGTCGGGTCACCGACGCAGATATCGAGACCATGCGAGCCCTGAACAAACAAGGCTTACGCTGGACCGAAGTCGCCGAACGGATCGGCACTCTCAGCGTCTCCCAGGTCAGAGACCACGCAGCCAAACACGGCATGCGCAGTGTCGAACCGGCCAAGCCACGGCCGCCATTGCTACAGACTGCGAAGCCCGTCGTAGCGCAGCCCATTCCCCGCGGCGTCACTACCTTGCCGCCGCTGCCGTGCCTGTCAGAACCGCTCTATGTCATCAAACGCTACTAGGCATGCCCACGACGATCCAAACTTCATTTGACCTCCCGGAGAAGTTCCAGGCCTTGTTCTGGCCTGGTTACAGATACCGCGTGTTCTGGGGCGGTCGCGGAGGCGCCAAGTCAATCAGCTTTGCCCGAGCACTACTGGCCCGCGCGTTCACTGAGAAACTGCTTATTCTCTGTGCCCGCGAGTTCCAGAACTCCATTCAGGATTCGGTTCTCCGCACGTTGGCCACGCAGATATATGAGCTTGGGCTGTCTGCGTGGTTTGACATCCAGCGCACTACGGTGATCTGCAAGACGACCGGATCCGAGTTCATCTTCAAGGGGCTCCACAACAACATCACTGAAATTAAGTCGATGTCGGGTGTAAACATTTGCTGGGTCGAGGAAGGGTCCTCGATGTCGGAGGAGAGCTTTCTCATCCTCGACCCCACCCTGCGCAACAATTCAGAGCTGTGGATCAGTTTCAACCCATCGGAGGCTACTGATCCCGTCTACCAACGCTTCGTAACGACGAAGCCGCCGAACGCCATCGTCGTGCGCGTAGGCTACGCGGACAACCCATGGTTTCCCAAAGAGCTCGAGACGTTGCGTCTGTACATGCGCGACGAACCCGACTACGGGTGGATTTGGGAAGGCGAATGCCGCGAGAACGCTGAGGCGGCAATTTTTCACGGCAAGGTCATGGTGCGGACGTTCGACGAGGCACCAGAGAAAACCCGTTTCTACCATGGATTGGATTTCGGGTTTGCCAACGACCCGACGGTGTTGGTGCGCTGCTGGATCCGCCCCTCGATCGACGGCTACGGCGAAGATCTCATGATTGACCGCGAGGCCTATGGCCATGGGGTCGAACTCGACGAGATGGCTGACTGGCTGGATATGTGCTGCGAAACAGTACGATCCGGCTGGGGGATAAAAGCAGATTCGGCGAGGCCGGAGACCATCAGTTATCTGGCCCGACAGGGTTTCTCAATCACCGCGGCCGAGAAGTGGCCCGGCAGTGTCGAAGACGGCATCACTCATTTACGAGCGTTCCGTCACATTGTGATCCATGAAAGGTTATGTCCGCAGACGGCGAGGGAATATCGTACGTATCGATATCGTTTGGATAAAAAGGATGGTACGATTTTACCATTGATTGAAGAGAAGAACGACCACGCCCCGGACGCTACCCGCTACGCCCTCGATGGCATGATCCAGAAGCGCGGCGGCCTCGGCGTCTGGCAACGCCTGGTGAAGCCAACTCGCTAGGTGGGCGGCGCCGGGGCAGCGCGACGATGGGTGACGCATATACTGTGGCCCCAACGCCGCCCGTGCTCTGACACCAGTAGAATGGTTGACAGTGGAATCCCGGTCAGAGCAGCCCCAGGCTACGTCACGACATTAACTTATGCAATCTCTGAGTAGCTTCCAGATTTGAGGCGCCTCACACGCGAGGCGCTGTTTTGACCTTCTGAGGCAGTATATACGATGGCTTCCATTGATGGCGTGAAGACCGATTTGGGTACCTTGCAGACGCAGCTGACCGCCTCTCAGCAGTTGCTCACCAAGGTGATCGCCGACGTTAACAGTCTGGCGCCAGGGCCGACACCACCGATACCCCCGGCCACGACGGAATCGCCCAGCGGTACCACGCTGAACAGCACGGCCGGACAGATCATTGATGCGGGCATGCACGCCTGGACGCTCGTCCAGGGGGTAGGGCTGGAAGTTTATCAAGACGGTGCCCCGGCCGGCTACACGGCGAACGTCGCCCTACTGCTCTATCAGGATCATGAGGTCTACCAGTCGAACAGTGAAGGCGGCTGGTGGAAGTGGACAGGCAGCGCCTGGCAAGATTCGAGCGATCCGCGTCCAGGACCAGCGCCTGGTCCTGATCCGACGCCGACACCGCCAGGTCCAGCCTCTGTCGGACCTGTCGTGAGCGCGCGCGGCTTCGTCGACATAGACTTTGGCAACAAGACTGGCGCGGTTCTTCAGAAGAGCCTGTTCGGCTCGAGCATGGCCTGCGACGGTGGGTGGAATTCGCTGCCCGACAATTGGGCCAACCCGCAGGCCCAAAGCGCAGCGTACAACACGGCCGGCTTCGGTTTGCCCGGTATGTACGTGCGTATTAACAGCGAAAACATCACCATCAATGGTGACGGCTCGGCGAACAACCACGGCGTCGATGCCACTTGTGCGAATCTGCCCAAGATCATGAACGTGAAGACCGGCACCTGGAGCTTCGGGCTCGGTGGCACGGACGATCCGGGCACCTTCGGCCGCGGTGCGGCGAACGTCGCGAAGCGGTTCATCGCGAATGGCCTGCCGTGCATGGAATACGAGATCGTCAATGAACTCGATTCCATGGACATCAACCGCTACTGCGACATCGTCAATGCCGCAGCCGACGCACTGCATTCCATTGATCCGAAGATCAAAGTCATCCCGACCAATGACAGCTGGATGCACTCGGATCGCATGCACACCGTGGCGCAGCGCTGCGGCAACAAGGTCGCTCGCTTCCACTACCATCTTTACGCAGTCGGTCCGGACCGCGACAACGCGAACGCGATGGCGACGGGGATCAACCGGTTCCGTGGTGATGCGCAGGGCTGCCGTGCATCGCTACAGGGCACTGCGTGCGCGAATACCCCGCAGGGCCTCGGCGAGTACAACATGTGTGGCGACCCCGGTGCAGGCGAACGCCGAATGACGCAGGTCTACGGGGCAGTTTGGAATCTCGTAGGCCTGCACACGGCTTTTCTCGCGGATCCGAACTGCACACACGGCGCGATTTGGGACTGGTATGGCGATGGTTACTACGGCCTCGTCATTGATCCCAAGTCGAATCCGGCCGGTCTGCCGGCCTTCTCCGTGGTGCCCGCCGGCTACGGCTTGAAGCTCTGCCGCCAGTATCTCGGCGGTCCTGTCGCTCGTGCCAGTGTCAGCGCCACCAACCTGCGCTGCCTCCCGACTTCGGTCGGCGGAGCGTTCGGCGTGCTGCTGATAAACTATGACCTCTCGGCCACCTACAGCGGCCAGATCACTCTCAGTCGCTGGCCGGTAGACACGACGGCAACACGCACCATCAACACACAGCGTATCGATCAGCAGCACGTCGCGCCGGCCGCTGGCACTCTCGCGGTCAATGCCGGCGTCACTGCCAACGTCTCGCTGCCCCCGCTCTCGATCACGGTGCTCTACCCGTGAGCTGAAAGGCAACGTCATGGCCGACGACGTCAACCCGGCATTGCGCGCCGAACTGAATGCCGCGATCGCCGTCATCGATCCGCAGATCAGGGGCCTCCACGACATTGCCGTCGTGTCGATCAGCACGCAGCTGCTCGCTGAGGTGAACAAGGAGATCTTCGAGCGGGAACGTCGCCGCGTGTTGCTGCAGAACGCGATCAACTGCCTGAACGCAACCAATGAAGCGATGATGGCGTTGGAGCACGACGGCTATCCCGAACTGCCGGACGAGCCGCTGTCCTCAACCTCCTATGCCGAGCTGCAAGGCCAATCGAGCGACTTCGACGCTGCGATTGGCGTGTTCGTGCCCGAGGCGAAAGCCGCAACCGTGTCGATCGGATTGGGTAATCCGGAAGACAAACCAGGAGAATAACTAAATGGCCGACATCACGACTGCACAATGGTATCCCAACGTTACGCTGACCATCGTCGATGACGCGGGCAATGCCGCGGCCGTCGATGGCGTGCCAGTTTGGGCGAGCTCGGACGAGACCATCCTCGTCGCCACGCCAGGTGCTGATGGCATGAGCGCTACCATCAACACGGTGGCGGCTGGTACTGCCCGCGTCACCGTCACCGCCGACGCTGATCTCGGAGCCGGAACTGTTACGATTACCGGTGTAACCGAGGACATCAACGTCACGCTCGCGCCGTCGCCGATGGCCTCGGTCATGACGCTCAGCCTCGGCACGCCAGAAGACAAGGCACCCGTAGTCACGCCAGTGACGCCGTAAAGGTAACTCCCCAATGGCAGGAAAGCCTCCGCCGCGGCGTGACACCGAAGTCACGCCGGATGCCAAGCCTGCGGATCCAGCGGTGCAGAAGCCGTCTGACGATCCACGGGCGCCGCCACCTCCTGAGAGCGGTACTGACGTTGCTCCAGCAGACGCGCCCGGGGAGCAGACGCCTCCGTCGAAGAGTGAAACGGAGACGCCACCGCCGGAGAGCGGTACCGACGTTAAGCCGGCCGACGCGCCAGGAGAACAGACTCCACCGCCCGAGCCGCCGCCCTCTGACGAACCTCCGTCTCCGCCGAAGCCGTAAACTGGTTAGGTCCCGATAATGAGCGAGACCCTCTCGCAACTACCGGCCGGTACGACTGTTGCCCTGGGCGATATCGCGCCCCTGACCCAGGGCAGCACCGGGCCCGGTAGCGGTATCACGCGCAAGCTGACGATCGCCAAGATCCTCTCGGCATCTAGAATGGTGCTGGCGAGCGATCCGGCGTTCGCTGGCGGCGTGCAGGCCGATGGCAGCACCGACGACACAGCCAGTTGGAACGCCGCCCTGGCGTTCGCGCAGACCGCGGGCGCCGCGGTGCTGGCACCACTCGGCGTCTCCCGAGTGAGCGCCTTCACCGTGCCGTCGAACGTCATGATCCTCGGTCGCAGCGTCTCGCCTCGAGGCGCCTCGGCGACCGGCGAGATGACCTACACTGCGGGCAGTGGCAGTACCACACTGGGATCGGTGATCCAGGCGAGTTCCGGTGCGGGCCCGATCATCACGCTCTCGGCCTATGCCCAGCTGCGCGACCTGCAGATCGTCGGTACCGGCGCGCAGCCGCTGGTCGATGCCTCAGCAGGCCGCTGCCTGCTGGACAACGTGACCCTGAGCGCCGGCACCACGGGCATCGCCTTTGGCGCCAGCGCCGCGGGTGGCAGCGTGGTCGACAGCTGTCGGATCCACCACATCACCGGAAATGCGATTGATTCGCCGGCCGACACGCTGATCCGCGGCTGCCTGATCAATTCCTGCACGCGGGGGATCTCGCTGATCGCCAACTGCACCGACAACCAGATCATGAACAACCGGATCGAATGGTGCACACTACATTCGATCTCGCTGACCTCGGTGGATCGCTGCCTGATCTCCGGCAACTTCTGTGATCGCTCCGGCGGCAACGCCATCCTGCTGTCCGGCGCGTCGCACGTGATCGTCAGCAACAACTTCGCCGCCAGGTCCGGTCGGGCCCAGTCAGGCACGCCGGGGAATGCCAGCGATGCGCATTTCAATTTGACCGGCTGCAACGCGGTCATTCTCAGTGACAACGCCTCGTCGGTCAGTGGCGACGATCCGCCCGCGGCGATCGGCTACAATTCACCGTTCTATGGCGTGTACGACGGTGGCAGCAACACGAACTGCCAGATCACCACCAACGTGCTGTGCTACCATAACAATGCCGGTTCCTCGACCACGGGCCCGATCAACACGACGGTGACCTTCAACCTCGCCTCGGGCCTCAACGTGTCGCTGTGGGAAGCGGGACGGACGGTTTAACTTATGGCTGAGAAACCTCGTCTTCGTGTGCGGGCTGGGAGCGACGCCGGTAAGGCGTTCGCTATGGACAGCTTTCAAAATTTCAGCGCTAATTTGGGTTATGGAACGAATAACCTCGCGTCGCAGTCGTCCTACGGCTTCAACCCGATCAGCCGCAACCACGTCATGCTTGAGTGGATGTATCGCGGCTCCTGGTTGGTGAAGAACATCATTGATGTCGTCGCTGATGACATGACCCGCGAGGGCATCACCCTCGAGACCGACCTGCCGCCGGATGAGATCGCCAAATTCGAGCAATACCTCGATCGACTGCTCACCTGGCAGAGCCTGAATGCGGCGATCAAATGGGGGCGGCTCTACGGTGGCTGCATTGCCGTGCTGATGATCGACGGCCAGAAGCTGGACAGCCCGCTACGGGCTGACACCGTCGGCAAGGGGCAGTTCCGTGGGCTGATGGTGTTGGATCGCTGGATGCTGTGGCCGCACGTGGAAGATCCGGTTACGGACTTCGGCCCGGACTTCGGCCTGCCGAAATACTACGAGGTGGTGTCGGACGCTTCGGCTCTGCCGCGCCGCAAGATCCATCACACGCGTTGCCTACGCCTCGAAGGCGTACCAATCCCCTATTGGCAGTCCATCGCGGAGAACCGCTGGACGTTGTCGGTACTGGAGCCGATCTTCGATCGTTTGATCGCCTTCGATTCGGCTACGGCGGGCGCTGCGCAGCTCGTCTACCGGGCCCACCTGCGCACGCTGAAGATCGAGAAACTAAGAGAACTGATCGCGTTCGGTGGTGAGGCTTATCAAGCTGTGCTGCAGCAGATGGCGATGATCCGCCTGATGCAATCCAACGAAGGCCTCACGGTGCTCGATTCGACCGACGACTTTGAAGCCCACAGCTACGCGTTCGGCGGTTTGAGTGATGTGCTGAACTCCTTCGCCATCCAGGTTGCAGGTGGCGCGCAGATCCCCGCCGTCCGTCTCTATGCCCAGTCGCCCGCGGGTCTGAACGCGACGGGCGACTCCGACATCAGGAATTATTACGATGCCATAAATGCTCAACAGGAATCCCGCCTGCGTCGACCGCTGGGTCTCGTGCTCGACGTCGCCTACCGTTCGCTGTTCGGCCGTGAGCTGCCGGAGGGTTTCGATTTTTCCTTCAATCCGTTGTGGCAGATGACGGAC